TAGAGATTACAAAGGCAAGAACGACACCACAGGAACAAACACTTACGCAGTTCCAGATGGTGTGGAATCAATTCAATTTACTTTATCTTGGTTTTTCAACGCTAAAATAGGAACACCGATTTCTTGCATGGTTTACCACAATGGGGCATCAGCAATCGAATCACCTATCCGTCAGTTCAAAGGATTGATTTTGTAATGACTTTCACATATTCAGGTACACCATCAGCAAGCCAGCGTGATGCTATCAGGTTTTTATTAAACGATACTGATTCCACAGATGTGCTTTTACAAGACGAAGAGATTTCATATTTGATTGCCACATGGACAAATACTTATGAGGCAGCAAGAGGTGGTGCTGAAGTTATTGCATCAAGATTCACTCGTGATGCTGACAATGTTTCTAAAACAGTTGGCGATATTTCTATTTCAAAATCATTCACAAACAAAGCAAGAGAATATCGTGCTTTGGCTAAATCATTGTTTGAACAAAGAATGCGTTTGTCCCCACCAAACCCAACTATTAACCCTCAAGCAATTGAATCAACAATCAATCGTGGTCCATTCACTCCAACAACAGATTTCTACTTGGGTGAGTTCGATAACCCGACAAATGGTTTAGATTCAGATACGGTTGACTAACTATGGTTTTTGACCCAGAGTTTAATGAGTTGATGCCAGATACTTGTTCTTTTACTAATGGTACTGCTTTTGACAATTATGGTAAAAGAAGTTATGGCACAGCATACACAAAAAAAGGTCGTTTGATGTATGACGATGAGGTTGCTCGTACGGAGGACAAGCGTGAATTTTCTGTTACAGGAAGATTTTTAACAGAAGGTCCTTTGTTAAATGTTAATTTGACTAGCACTATGACTTTGCCTGATTTTTCTCAAGCAATTATTTATGGAATTGACCAGTTGAAAGATGAAGATGGCGACCATCACACAGCCGTAAAGTTTGGTAAATAGTGGCTACGACCAATCGTGAATTTTATGTTGATACTAGGGATATTAAATTGTTGGCTGATGCTATTGCTCGTATTCCAAGTAATTTTCCTAATCTTTTAGAGAAAGCAATATACGAAGAAGCAAATGTTATTTTCAATGAATCACAAAAACTTGTACCTGTTGATACAGGTGCTTTGAGAGCATCAGGTTTTGTTCATGCCCCTAGGCAAGAGAACAATAGAACTTTTGTTCGTGTTACCTATGGTGGTCCTGCTGCACATTATGCTTTATATGTTCATGAAAATCTTTATTCCAGACACACTGCCCCAACCCAAGCAAAGTATTTAGAAACACCCCTTTATCGTCAAGTTCCTGTAATTATTAAAAATTTAGCCACTAGAATTACTCACATGATGAGAAATGAGTTGCCAAGATGAGCACAATACTTGAAGCCGTTGGCACATATTTACAAACTAACAATAAAGGCACTTTAGGAACAAATATTTTTCTTGGTATTCTTCCTGAGTCCCCAGATGTGTGTATTGGTGTTTTTGAATACGAAGGTTTAGCCCCAATGTTTACTATGGGAACAGCAGGGATTGAAATTGATAAGCCTTCAGTTCAATTATTATTCAGAGCAACCAGAGACGATTATCGAACAGCCAGAGATGCAGCCGATGGTGCTCGTATTTTGCTGTCAGCAGTTGCTAATCAAACAATAAATAGTTTGAGGGTTTTAAGGATTGAACCAGTTGGTTCTGTAATGCCGATGGGTGTTGATAAGAATAGCCGACCAATTTTATCAACAAACTTTAGATGTCATGTTGAACTTTAGACACACCCATGGAGAATACACCAAATCCGTACGGTAAGGGTTCACAATTAGATAGTGAACCAAGATGCTGGCGATGCAAAAGGCTACTGGCTGAGTTCGTTACGCGCCCTTGGTCAATTAGGTGTGGGAGATGCAAGGCATCTAACCAAAGTCAATAAAGGGAGAATTTTGTGAAAGAAGTCCGAAGTTATGGCACGGTTGAAAAGCGTGAAAATGGGACTTATCGAGCAAGGACTGGCAGAACAGATGGGCATAAAACTTTAGGTCATTACAAAACTAAAGAAGAAGCAGAAAAAGCGTTAGAAGATTACAAATTAAGACATGGGATTGAAATTGATGACACAATTGAAGATGTTGTTGGGCAAGCGTCTAAGCCTTGGGCAGAGTTACAGCAAGACTCAGTTGAAATTAACACAGGAACACTCACAGAACCAATCACTGATTGGGATTCAATTCTTTTATCTTTCGGGCTTGACCCAGAACATTTTTCAATCCTTGATGACAAGGTTCGGATGTCGAAGTGGCAGAGTTCAAAAAGACTAGAAAATGGTGACAGAGATGTCATTTTCTTGTATTCCTATCGTGCAACATTTATTCGTAAAAAAGTTCCAACAATCACAGATAAAGACATTGACGAGGTTCGTAAATCAATCAGGAAATTCAAACCTGTTGTAACAAAGTCAACAGAAATCCCTTCAACTTTTGTTGTGTTGTGGTCTGATTGGCAATTATACAAATCTGGTTCGGGTGGAATTGATGGAACAATCCAACGAGTTCAAGATTCATTCCAGAAAACATATAATCGTATTCTTGAGTTGAAAAAAATGGGTCGAAACATTGAACAGATTTGTTATGTAAATCTCGGAGACCCAATCGAAAATTGTGATGGACATTACAGTTCTCAACTTTTCACCGTGCAAGGAACAATGAGACAACAACTTTTAACAGCACTTGATTTGTGGACTTTAGGTGTCACAACAACAGCGCATCTTGCTGAAAAGAAAAAGTTTGTTTCAGTTTTAAGTAACCACGGAGAGTGGACCAGACGAGGTGCAGGGAAAGCCGTTACATCTGATTCAGATTCTTCAGATGGATTCTTGGCTGATGCTTTGCAAAGAATTTTGAAAAACGAAGAAGTCATTGATGAATGGGTTATTCCTCATGATGAGATGAATGTGCAAACTAATCTTTCAGGAGTTGAAGTTGCTTTTGCACATGGTCATAAAATTTCTGGTAAAGAAATGGAATGGTTGCGTGGTCAATCTTTGAGACTACTTAGAGATAATGGTGCAGAGCCAAGACTTTGGTTTACTGGGCATCGTCATTCAGTAAAAATTGAAGACTTTGGAATGTTCACCAGATTTCAAGCCCCGAGTTTAGATTCCGATGGGTTAACAACTTCTGGGGGTTCGAAATGGTATACCGACCAAACAGGAGTTTTTTCAAGTCCGGGTACTATGACTTTGTTAGTTGGTCAACACGATAAGAAGTTTTGGAGTGATTTAGCCGTTCTATGAGTCCAGAAGACATTGCAGACTTTGCTAAGAAACTTGTTTTTGATGACAGAAACGCTGATTATGGGCATCCCTTGGACAATTTGGAGAGGGCAGCGAAGATATGGTCAGTAATCCTTAAAACTCCTGTCACAGCCGAGCAGGTGGCTTTGTGCATGGTTGGGATGAAGATGGCTCGTGAGGTTGGTAATCCTAAGTTGGATAACACAGTTGATGGGATTGGTTATTGGTTGACTTTGGCTGAGATTCGTCAGGAAAGAGTTCGCAGAAACTTGCATACTAAACCCTAGTTTGGTATACTTGTTATATCGGGAAAAGGGAGAGTCCAGATGGCACAAGTCGCTTGCAAAAGATGTGGTCAAGAAGGTTTATATTGGAAACAATCTGTAAAAGGCAAATGGTATTTGTGTGAGCCAGATTATGTTTCAACAAAAAGTGCTTACAAACAAAAATTGATTCCATTTGGTCACAAATGTAAACAACAAGAAGTTGTTGAAGAAAGAAACGAAAGTTACTATTTTGACCATGCAGATGGAAGTTTCATCTAAATACCCTACGCATAAAAATTAAATTAGGGTTAATTTCACGATATTATCTAATTGCGTGTCCAAGTGACCCCTTACCAACCTGAAGCGTGACCCAGTGTCCAAGATGGTGGTGCAGGGTCGCATCATGTCTTCAGGAAGGTTCGAAAAGCAATGCCTACATTCCGTCATGGAAAAAGAACAGCAGTTTTTTTGAATGCAACAGATATGTCACCATATCTAAATGATGCCACCGTTACACGCGAAATAGAAGCAAACGATACAACAACTTTTGGTAGCACAAGTCGTTCCTATATTGTCGGAATGGATGATGGTGGACTTTCCTTATCAGGAATGTTCGATGGTTCAGCAAACGCATCTGATGCAGTTTTGTCTGGAGCAATCCTTCAAGAAGATAATATTTTAACTATTTTGCCAGAAGGCACAGCCCAAGCATCAAGAGCGATTTTGTCTCAAGGTGACATGACAGCCTATGAAGTATCAATGCCAGTCGCAGATGTCGTAGCAATAAGTTCGGCATTTCAAGCAGACGGTGGAGTTCGACAAGGTTTCAACCTTGACACAACAACCAGAACAGCAAGTGGTACAGCAAACTCAGTTGATTTTGGAAGCACATTATCTAATGGAGCAATTTTTCATTTACATGTGACTTCAAATACCAACGGAAGCGCAACAACATTCAAAGTTCAGGATTCATCAAACAACTCATCTTTCAGTGATGTTGCGACCTTTACAACAGTCAATGGAAGTGCAACAACAAGCCAAAGAACAGTTGTCACAACATCAGTTAATCGTTACCTTAGAACGGTAGCAACAACTGCTGGAACAGCAGCATATTCTTACAACATATCAGCAGCAAGGAGATAATATAAATGCCAACATTTAGTCATGGTAAAAATGCCAGTTTCAAACTTGATAACGCAGCAGGTTCATTAACTGACATTTCAAATACCGTTAACGATGTATCAGTATCAAGAGCAATCGAAACAGGTGAAACCACAAGTTTCGGTAACTCAAGCAAGACCTACATCGTAGGTTTAGCAGACGCAACAATTTCAGTAACAGGTTCATTCGATGCAACAGTTGATAACCAACTAACCACATTGATTGATGCCCAAATCGGAGGAACAAACACAAGCGCATCTTTCGAAGCAGGACCACAAGGAACTGCTGCATCTAGTGTTAAATACACAGGTGAATGCCTTGTAACCTCTTACGAAGTAAACCCATCAGTAGGCGATGTAGTTACCTACTCTTTGGAATTACAAGTAACAGGCGCAGTAACAAGAACCACTTTCTAAAAAAACTAAATAAAAGAAAAAAACCGTGGGTCAAAGTACCCCCAAACAAAATAGGAGAAACATCGTGTCCATTCGTGACCAGATTATGAAAGCGAAAGACATCAGTGGCGAACTGATGGAAATAAAAGAATGGGGCGTTAAGGTAGAAATCAGAACGATGACTGCCAGACAACGCGCCAGAGTGATGGAAAATGCGATTGACCCTGTAACAGGGAAGTCATCCATTTCTGTTATATATCCAGAAATAGCCATAGCATGTGTGTTCGACCCTGAATCAGGCGAACCAGTTTTCAGTATCGAAGACAAGGATGCTCTCTTAGAAAAATCAGGTGCTGTTTTAGAAAAAATTGCATCTAAAGCAATGACTCTTTCAGGTTTAACTGAAGAAGCCAGTGCGAGTTTGGGAAAAGGTTCTTAACTCAACCAGAGCGAAGATTCGTATTTGAATTAGCGCAAAGATTAGGTCGCACGGTAGAAGAACTTCTTAACGGAAGTGAAGCCTACCGTGCGCTTTCTAGCGAAGAACTTCAAGAATGGATTGAGTTAGAGAAACTTAGAGTTTACGAAGAAAAACAGGCATCTAGGAGCAGATAAACTTGGCAGAGCAAATAATTACATCAGCCAATATTGAGGTTGGTGTTATTGACCGAGCATCTGCTCAGATGCAAACTATTAGTAATAGTTTTAACACTTTTAATAAATCTTTATCAGTTGTAGATAAAAGCCTTGCTGTAACAGGCGCACTCATTGGAACTGTTGGTTTCATGATTACAAAATTTGGTCGTTCAGCGTTCCAAGAAGCAGCCAGAGTCGAAGAATTAGATATTGCTATGAAAGCAATTGGTGCTTCAACCAAAATTGGTTACAAACAAATAAACGAAGCATCTAAAGCCATTCGTAAAAATGGTATTGAGATGGCTGCATCGCAACAGATTGCAATTGAGTTCGCTCAAAATAATCTTGAATTAGCAAGAGCAGCAGATGTTGCTCGTGTTGCTCAGGACTTAGCAGTTATTGGTCAAAAAAACTCAACCGAAACCACAATGCTTTTAGTTCGCGCCATTATCACTGGTCGTACAGAACTTTTGAAATCTTCAGGTATTCAAAAATCTGCTGGTCAAATGTACGCAGAGTACGCACAAGAAGTTGGTAAAGCAACAACAGCCTTGACTGCTCAAGAAAAACAAACAGCAGTTTTGAATGGTGTTGTTAAAGAAGGTGAAAGAGTTCAAGGAACATATTTAGCAGCGATGGCAGCCCCGGGCAAGGTTTTGCGTTCTATGCCTCGTTTATATAACGATTTACAGGTTTCAATAGGCACGGCACTTCTTCAAGGATTTGGTCCTCTGATTAAAGCAACTTATGACATGATGTCAGCGTTTAGGAGTGCTTTTGATAGTAATGAGACTTTCAAAAGGGCATTAAAAGGTTTAGGTTTTATCTTGAATGCAATTGTGTAAGAAAACTAGAAGATTTTTTCAAAAATATGAATTTAAGTGACGATGCTGTTAAAAATGCGTTAAAAACATTTTATCAATTTCTTCCAGTAATTAGTGCTGTTGGTGTGGCTCTTTCAACTTTTGCAGGTAAATCTATCCTTGCTAGTATCCCCGGTTTTCAAGCATTTGCTGGGGCATTGAATCCTATTATGGCTGGATTTTTAGCACTTATTGCTACAAGCCCTGAGTTGAGAGCCGAAGTTATTAAATTACTTGCAGCGTTTAAGCCTTTAATTCCTATTGTTTTACAATTAGGTCAAACTATCGCTAACTTTTTAATCAAAGTCCTACAAATAGTTATTCCTTTAGTTAGAGGTTTTGCTGAAGGATTACAAAAATTTATTCCAAGTGCTTTGAATTTTATTCAAGCAAATGAAACCATTGGTCGAGTGATTATTCTTGTTGGTAAGGGTCTTTTAGTTTTAATGGCAACAATGAAAGTTTATGCGATAGCAGCAGGTGTTGTTGCTTTTGTTAATAAAGTTGTTTTAGGTGGGTCTTTTGCAAAGTTAATAACTTGGTTTACTGCTACGAGGATTCAAAGTTTTGCTACTGCATTAGGTTTCAAAGGTTTGGCTGCATCTGCTGGATTGGCTGCGTCAGGGGTTGGTAAATTAACTTTTTCTCTTAAACTTTTTAGGCTTGCCCTAGTAAGTACAGGTATTGGTGCTTTGATTGTTGGTTTAGGTTTTGCTGCTGAAAAGTTAATGCAATTTTTTGATAAAAGTGGAAAAGCAACAGAAGGAACAGAGAATTTAACAGCAGAAACATCAAAACTTGACAAGATGATGGCTGATTTAGAAGCATCAATGAATGCAACAACTGAATCATTTGATGATGGTTTTAATGGTGGACAGACCTTAGCCGAAGGTTTAACCGATGTTGGGGATGCTGCTAATGAGGCTAAGAAGAAGGCTGATGAGTTAGCCAACCGAATCAAAGAATTAAACAAGAACGCTCAACAAGCAGTTCAAACTTTCAAAGATTTTGTTTTCGAACAAACAGATACACGAAATATCACACAAAAAGTTAGTGACGCTTTTGTAAAAATGGATATGGCTATGATGAACGCCAATATGTCTGCTGATGATTTGTTGAGTTCATTTCAAGATTTTACATCTAAACTTCGTGAAGATTTTTCAGAAGCATTATCTGGGGCGCGTTCGCAACTTGAAGATGCTCGCCAAAAGTTTAATGACTTTAGAAATACTATTTCTGGGTCTATAAAAGGCATTATTCGTTTTGAAAAAGCAGTTGAAGAAGGAGATTTCCTTGCTGGTTTGATTAAACAAGCAGATGAAGCCACAAAGTTTAGCGACCAAGTTAAAAAACTTATTGAAATGGGTTTGTCTGAGTCTGCTATCACTAAAGTAGTTGATGCAGGTTTTGAGGCTGGAACAATTATTGCTGACCAAATCATTGCAGGTGGTCAAACTGTTGTTAATCAGGTTAATAAACTTGTTGCAGATGTTGAATTAGTTGCCGATGCTGTTGGTTATTTTGGTGCTCAAAGATTTTATCAAGCAGGTGTTGACCAAGCCAACGCTTTAGTTAACGGCATCCTTGAACAAATGAGAAATCGTGAAGCAGAAATTGAAGGAATGCTTTCAAGATTGGCAAACCTTCTTGCAGAGAAAGCCCGAACAGAACAACTTCTTTCTGACACAAGCAGTGGTGGTGGAAAAGGTGGCTCAGGAGGAGATTTAATTAAAGCCGATAATAAAAAAGTTGTTTCAACATTTGACCCTAAGAGTTTAACTTTATCGAATAAACAAATTCAAGAAGCCATTGCTGCTAGACCAATCAATCCATTAT